CGATCAAGACGCGACACTGGAAGAGTGTACGATCACGATGGCATATGTGACGGGGGTTCTCGACAATCAATCCACGCTCGTCAACTGCATGGCGGAAGATCTTGAGATCAGAAACGGTGAGCTTCGCGGCTGTACGCTGATGGGCACGATTACCAAGAATACGGTCGGCGGTGGAAACGCCACAGCCAGTATCGTCGATTGCTGGTCGGGTGTTGCAGGGGTCGGCACACCAATCCTAGACATGGGTGGCGCTGGCGGCACCCTATCAATGCGCGGCTACCACGGTGGTATCACCCTGCGCAATAAAACCGGCCCAGAGAGCGCGTCCATCGACCTAGCCAGCGGTCAGGTTGTGCTCGAGGCTACGGTGACAGGAGGTACGGTGGTCGTGCGTGGAGTCGGCAAGCTCCTCGACTCGTCGGTTGGTGCTACCGTCATAGACGAGTTGCTTGACCCTCGCCGCCTGACGTTAATAGAAAAGATTACGCGCAATCGCTTGGAAACTGATCCGACCGCTGGCACTCTGACCATCTACGACGACGACGGTGTGACACCGCTCGTGTCCTCGTCCATATACGAGGACATCGCCGGGGCACAGACGTATCGCGGTCAGGGCGTAGACCGGAGGGATCGACTGACATGATCCCGACCTACGGGTATGGCCGAGGCGATGGTACTGGGCTTATTGCAACATACGGCTACGGTGGGTCTTTTGTCTTTGCACCTTTTGTCGTTGATATTATTACACTGACACTAGAGTTGTGTCGCACCCTTACATTCAGAGCTGAGCTATGACTGATATCGTTGCGTTTACAGCACATCTCTGCCAACTTATAACTGAGTCCGTTAAAGTAGATCAGTTGCTTAGCTTTACATCTACGCTAGAGCAACAAGTAGATTTTACTTCACAAACAGACACAGTGCTCCTCTTTTCTAGAGAGCTCTAATATGGCGCAAGAAGTACACCTTAATGACATAGGTACAGTTTTTAGAGTTACCTTGCTTGACGGTTCTGCCCCTGTAGACGTTTCAACCGCGTCTGTAATGTCTCTTCATTTTAAAAAAGGAGAAACAGGCACCGTAATTACAAAAACAGCAACGCACTACACAGACGGAACAGACGGTATTATTGAGTACATTGCTGTTCCTGGTGACATTGATGAAGAAGGGCTTTGGAAGATTCAAGCGGAGATTACATTTCCGGGTGGATCTAGGTTTGCCGCTGAAGTCGGGAGCTTTGTAGTTAACGCAATAGTGTTCTAATGCGCGCTTGGACATTAAAAGAAGACTATTTTATTAAGAGTCTTATTGATGCCAGAAAAAGCAATAAGCACATTACGGAAGCTTTTGTAAAAGAGTTTGGCCAAACAAGATCAAATGCTGCAATAATTAAACGCCGCACTCATGTTGCACAAGCTGACTTAGATAAGCTGCATGGTGTTGTAACGCCGAAAGAAGTCGACGAAACGATCGACAAAACGGAAGATGATAACTTCCTACAGATTGCCGTCGCGGCTTCTTGTCGTATTAAAACAGTAGAAGATTTACTAGAAGCAGCTGAAGTAGACTTAACTGTCTGGGAAATAAAAGACGGGGAAGCTCGGTCGCACTACGTTCCCATGAAGGTGAACGACGAGCCTATTGTGGTAGAAACACGATATGTGCGAGTAAGGTTTAAACGTATTGCAGCTGACTATTTTGATCTATCTCCTGCAATTCTCAAGATTGTTAAACCTCGTCTACCAAAAGCAAAGAAAACGACCACGGATATCTCCGTGCATTTTGGTGATGTTCATTTTCCTTATCAAGACGACCAAGCATTATCGCTGCTGCACCAAGTTATCGAGATCACAGACCCGTCCACTGTGGTTGATCACGGAGACACATTAGATGCAGAGCAATTAAGCAGGTGGGCTAAAGATCCTAATAAACGTGTTTCACTTACAGAAGAAATAAATTTAGGCCGTCAACATTTTGGTCATATTACTTCTTTAACACGAGAAGGGTGCGCCCACGTCTGGCTAGAAGGCAACCACGAAGACCGGCTGAGGCGCACAATCTGGGACATGGCTGACCGCCGAGCCGCCGGGGAATTGCTTACGTTGCCCACGGTCCAGGACGCTTTGCAATGGGGTAAGCTACTCGGGTTAGACTCATTAGGGTGGGACCAATACCCGTATCAGTCTACTGCCGACAAACGCAACTTCTTTTTGCTCTACGATAAATTGGTGTGCAAGCACGGTGCATCAACCGGGGCGCATCCAGCGGTGGCTGAGTTTAAGAAGTACGGTAAAAGCGGCATCAGCGGACACACGCACAGGATGGCGAGCCACCACCATCGCGATTGGAATGGTCAGCTAAGATGGACCTGTATGGGGTTGCTAGGCCGCATCAGAGAAGACTATGTAGACCATGCTGCGTGGCAACAGTCTTTGTGTGTGGTAACTTGGTCTGCTGATAAAAGCCGTTGGGGCATGGAACACGTTCAAATTATCGACGGCCAATGCCATTTTAGGGGCCTAGCCCTACGGGGGTAGCCCCCAGTACCCCAAAGTTGCCAACGGGCTTTACAGGCCCGTTATTTCGGCCCTAGCACTACCCAGTACCTACCCTGTATAACGAAACCGCTCCGTGCCGTCCTATCGCCCGTGCCCGGTAAGGAGGGTAGCAAGGAGCCAACCGGGGGTAAAATCGGGATCAGTTTTCTAGGACGGGACGGAGCGGTCGCACCGTGTATTTTAACTCTAGTAATTTACCAAATTGCTCAAGGATCAGTCAATGGCCATCTTCCACTACTTCACCCCAGGACGGTCCGATGTCTAGGCCGACCCTAATCGGCACGTTAAACTTTAGAGCGTTTTCCATGACGTGATAGATGTCTTTAAATACTTCGTCTTTACCACCGGGGTCACTAAAGTCAAGTTCATCGTGCACAGTAAGCCTCGGGTAGCCGACTTCTTTAAACAGGCCGTTCTCGTAGCATTGAAGCATAGCGTATTTAATTAGATCCGCAGCCGAACCCTGCAAGCGCCGGTTCAAAGCCTTGTGGACATAAGCGCGTCGCGGGTTAGGGTACAGCCTTACAGCTTGCTCAAAAGGCAGTGGTTTTGCTTCTTCTGTCCAAGACGACGGAACCCATGTGTCAAAGTAAGACCGACGTCCGCTTATGGTAGTGATGTAACCCATTGTTTCAGCTTCACGCATTGAAGCTTCCATAGTGGCTTTCAAGAAAGGTGCCGCCCTATGTATTTCTTTAAAGAGCGACTTGGCTTTGCTTACATCTAGTTTCAGATAACGAGCTAAGCCAGTCTCTCCCATGCCGTAAGCGGCACCAAAGTTAATGTTCTTTACCAGAGAGCGTTCCATATCCCTGCCGGTAACTTCTTTAATAATGTTCTTAACAATATTATGGAAGTCTGTGTCTGGCTCGGCATTGTATGTGGCCCGAACATTGTCGGCGCCGGGCCCTACTGCGTAATGCGCTAAGGCCCTGTATTCAATCTGTGAGTAATCGGCTTTAATCCAACGCCGATGTCCTTCGTCGGGCACAAAACATTCTCGTACCTTATTGCCTAGCTCAGAACGGATTGGAATGTTTTGTAGGTTAGGTGTAGATGAGGAAAACCGGCCAGACCGGGTGCCCCCGCCCGTACCCCGTAGCTGATGAAACTGCCCGTACAGTCTCCCATTCTTATGTGAGTTAAGAATGTAGCCCTCGATAAAAGTACCCCGAAGCTTTTCCCGTTCTTTTTTCTGCAAAACCAAACGAGCTAATTCATGGTCTACAGACTGCAAAAAAGCCTTACGAAAGCTGGGTGCGCCTTTTTCCGTTAGTGGGTAGCGTAAACCAAATACATCAAATGCTTTGCGCAAACTGTCAGAAGCATTTGTATTAACGCTAAAACCGGCAAGCTCTTTTAACCTTTTGTCGATACCTTTCAAATCGTTTGTAAGCCCATCCCTAATTTGCTCGGTTTTGTCGATGTCTACACGCACACCGGCAAACCTCATTTCAATCATTAACGGGATTAGCTTACATTCGAGCTCAAACAGCTCCAGGAGCCCGTATTTTTCAAGCTCGGGCCATTGCTTCTCTAAGACGCGAAATGGAAGATCGACGTCACTTTGTGCATAAGGGCCGACCAACGTAGGGGGCGCCCTGTGTATGTTCTTTCTTTGGCGCTCTGTATTTGGCCCACCATAAAAAGAGGCACACCAATCATAGAGTTCACTGGATTCTTTACCAATGCCTAAGTAGCGCTCGCCTAGATCATCTAATGCAACCTTACGAGACTCTGCCAACAAAGCTTCGGCAAACTGTACGTCATAGAAAATGCCGCCCATATGAACACCTTCTTGGCGCAGCCATCCTACGTCGTATGTAATGTTTGCACCGATCTTAGGCTGCGGGCCCGTTAAATAATCTCTTGCCCAAGCAAGAACTTTATCGGGGTCGAGATTATCATCTGGCCGAACGGTGTGACGCATAGGAAAGTACCAACGCCCACCATCAGGGGTGCCGACTGCAATACCCACAATATGGCCGGAATCCCTAGCCCATCCTGGCCCGTTTGTTAACAGTTCCGGGTCGTAGGTTTCCACGTCCACGGCCAGTGCCGTTGCCCTAGACAAATTCGGTAGGTCTGTCGGCACTGGCCAACCCGTGTCCGGAATTGGGGGCATAACCCGTGCAGTTCGCTCACCCCTAACACGAGGTAAATCCTGCCAAAAGATGCCGATTGCGTCGGCTCTCACTCCTGTACCATGCCTATGCAAACACCCCGTAGTCCGGGCCCGGTAAAAGGACACGGCTTGGGATGCTTAGTAAAGTCTATCTTAGTTACTGCACCCTCGAGAAGCTTTAGCATAGCGTAATTGTACGCGCCAAAATGCGGAAGCCCTTCATAGGCTATTGCTGCACCAGAAGTTTCTAGATGCCCGGCAACAAGCCCATCTTCCGTAAACCGTACACAACCTTTACGGTCAGCGTTTTCAGCAAAAGGCTTGAGCTTGTCTAGTGTCTCATAAAAGCCTTCAGGCAATGGGGTTAAGTTAGCGTTCTCAAAGCCTTTATCGACCAAAGCGTCCACGTCAGGCCATTCGGGGTCCAGTAACTGAGTCCGTAGCCAGCGTTCCCCAAAGTAAAACGTAGCCGAGTTTTTAGAGAGAGTTATTCTGGTGGGTTCTTGCCCAATCCGAATAAGCGCATCAATCGCGGACGCGGGTATTGTGATGTTAGGCATGGGTTCACCAATCCAATGCTGCCCAATAATGATATTATTAGTCGCATAAATAGACTTGTCACGGACAAGTACGCCCATAGCCCAAGGCCGAGAAGCATCAACACCAATAAAAGGACGGACTGTACGCAAAGCTTGAACAAATGTACTAGGAAGCTTAACATCATTGCCTTCAGGTTTAATGCTACGCAATACGTCGTATTCTTCGGTGCATTCAACAGTTGCCCTAAAAGAGCCAGACCGGACGCTAATACGCCCGGCCTGTGTTAAATTCAAAACAACTTGCTCGTCACAACGCTCAATGGCCTTAACAAAGGTGTCAGCTTTAGGTGCAGCTTGGACATCTAGGTCAATGGGTGAGCAAAGAGCTATAGTTCCGTTATAGCTTTTGATATGCCCGTCAGCTATTAGGAAATGTGTAAGCTCCGCTTGGTAATCTTTTTTTGAAACTGCACCCTTTACAAACTTAAGCGCCTGCAACATTGTAGTTAATCCAGTAGAAGGCGTCATCCAGGTCAGGTACAATCTGTGTCACATGGTACTCAACCCACGGACTCAAAGGCTTTCCTTGATAAACAAGCACAATGGGCTTACCTAGATCGTATGCGTAGATAATCTCCATACTGGTTCCTGCCGACGGTCCTTGCCAGTTAACCAGAAGCACATCGCTAAGCGTGATTTCTCTTTTGTCGAGAACTACAATGCTGCTTTGATTCTCTTGCTGTACACCCCTGTAGTCTCTGCGCATCGGATTAAAGACGTCAATGCTGTACTGATCAGCAATCTCCGTGGCGTAACTGCGCCAACCCCGGCATTCGTCGTTAGTCTTTTCAAAGATTGGCCCACATAGATAAACACGCATTAGAACAATAGCTCCTGTTCGACAGTAAAACGGTCCGTAGCAGTTTCTGACATCATACTATATGTAACCATGTTGAAGCATTTACGAGTCAAATGCTCTTTACGCATTCGTGCGATGTCAAAACCAAGGTCTTCAATAATGCCGTAAAGAACGTCCCTGTGCTCCGGTGGCAAGTTATCAATGTGTTTGTCTTTTTCTTTTAACTGAGGTGCTAGTTCGGACACACTCATCATTCCCCACTTGGGAAAAAACACGTTTCCGATACCACCAAGCTGCACCCAAGACGAAGAATCCACCGAGTACCAAGGGTACCGCGCCATTAGAGGTATAGATGTTAACCCGAACCCGTGAACTTTCAGCTTTGGTGTACCATCTTTGTGCGTCATCCATTTGCCCCAAATCCTGTCTAGCCATATGCGCAACTGCGGTGTGGCGATCGGCACCATGCCGCCAATCGTAATGTATTCATAATGCTCCACATAGTAGGCCAAGACTTCTTCAGGCTCACCGTAGTGATAGCATGGCAGAACACTGATACCTTGTGATTCTATGTATTGCTGATTATGCCAAGTCCCGTCCGCGTCTCCAATAGCATCCAAAACAGATGCAACCTCTATCCATTCACTGTGCTCTTTGCAGTAAGCGCAGTAGGCATCTATATCCACGTCAATGCCTTGGGTAAAAGAGGAGAAAGCACCGGAATCTAAAAACACTTTACGTCCAGTTGTTTCCCAGTTGAACTTAACGCGCTCGATCATCCTAGGCTTATGGATGTAATGGTAAGAGTCGAGCAAGTAAGGAACTTCAAAGACAGCCCGTTTCTCGCGCTCATTAAGACGCGGCCAAAACGGGCTGCCTTCTCGGAAGTCGTTGTAAAGCAATGCTGCGAGATAGACTTTCACGATGTTCCTTTACGGGTGTACCTTATAGTAACACTTTGTTCAGGGACCAAACAACCCTAAGAACTCGGCCCTTGCCGCAGTGTCAGTACGAAATACACCACGCAGAACATTTGTTACGGTCTCGCTACCCTGACGCTTAATGCCGCGACTCTCCATGCACAGATGTCTAGCACGGATAGAAACTGCTGCACCTCTTGGTTTAAGGTGGTCCATAAGAGCGTCAGCAACTTGCGTCGTTAACCGCTCCTGTACCTGAAGCCTGTTGGCAAATACGTCCAAAAGACGAGACAACTTAGATAACCCAACAATCTTTCCGTTCGGGATGTACCCTATGTTTGCTGTTCCAAAGAACGGAGCGAGGTGGTGCTCGCAATGGCTGTAAAAAGGAATGTCTTTTACCACTATCATTTCGTCGTACGTTTCTCCCCCGTCTTCGAATTCCTTAAGGACGGTTGACGGGTCCACATTGTACCCGGAACTCCAGTGTTGCCAAGCTTTAGCAACCCGACTGGGGGTTTCCAGTAAACCACCCCGTTTGGGGTTTTCGCCTATTTGTTGGAGCAGGCGAGTTACGGTAACTGTGATGTCGCCCTCTACATCTTGGTGCTCCCAAGGAAAGATTACCCAGGAGTCAGCAAACTCCTCAGTGCGTTGCTTGTTCACCAAAGCGTAGAAGGGTGTGGTCGGGCAGATGTTATCGTAGTGACGCAATGTGTCACCGCTGTCGATAATATCGTCTAAGATAAAATCAGCTTGGTGCGGATTGCTTCTCATTGTAATGCTCGGCTCTTGTCCGGCAGTTACAATCTTCAAAATGTAAGACGCCGGTACACCCCCTCGCGGAACAGCAAAACAGGTGAGTTGGGTACGGCCAGGAAATTGCTGGCGCAAAGCTTTGGCCACGCCTTCTGCGTAAAGCGTCAGGTCGTTAAACTTTAGGTGATGTACTTTGCTCATCGGTCAGCTCTCCTTATTATGCGAACAAAGGTTCGTCGAGCCATTGGCCAAGTACAAACGTCGCAGAGCATTTACGGGTTTCTTCTACAGTCACAGCGGTCAGTATTACGTCTGTGTCAGCCAATACTTCCGGGCCAATAGCGAGAACTAGGTACTCCGCCATATTCTCTGCCGTCGGGTTAAACGGCACCGTCACAACGCTCGGCGCTAGTGCCCCCTTACGGGTAAAAGCTTCAAGCACTTCCGTATCCTCGTCCCAGAGAATCATTCTGTGGTCCCAGTTGTCTTCAAGCCACTGGCAAAGACGCTCTTTCATTACACTGAAGTCAATAACCCGGCCGACGCTGTCTAACCCTTTAGCTTCACAGGTAAAATAGATTCTGTAGTTATGGCCATGAAGCCAACGGCACTTGTTCTCGTGCCCCTTTACTCGATGCCCGGCTGAAAAATCGTGGTACCGAGTTACCTTGTGTGCGCCCATTATAAATCTCCGAGTTTGCGAGCCAATGCAACAACTTGAACGGACCATGAGACACGTTGTAGTTGTTCCTGGACGAAAGGTTTATTTAAATCATAGATTGGGTTGTCCGGCAAATCGTGGCCAAATAGATGAGCTCTTAGCCACAGCGGGTCAGGGCACCCCGCCTCCTCGAAACCTTTCTCCCGTAGCAGTGTTGCATGATCGTTGCCCATTGGCGGGAATTGACCGTCGTAAGCGGTGTGGGTGTATGCCAGAGCTTCATAGCAGTTTCCGAGGTTCATAGCAAGCTCTACAGTCTTTCGCTTGTCAAGCTTCATTAACGGTGTAATAACCTGTAGCCCAGAAGGGGCTCCGTCTTCACCAGTAAACGTGCCAAGTGACGAAACCTCAGCAAACGCTGTAATAAACTCTTGGCGACAGTCAGGGTACCCGCCGTAGTCTTCACCAGACACCCCAGTAATGATGTTCGTAATTCCCAAGTTGTACGCTCGGTTGGCGGCAACCGTTAAAAAAAGTTGGTTGCGCATAGGCACAAAAGTCTTTTCTAGCCCTTCTGGCAGAACATCGTGGCTATCATACTGTTCGAGTTCGTTATCGGATACAAGAGGCGAGGTGCCTTTAAGGATATCGAAACCGAGGTTTACAAACTCGTGTGACTCAACACCGGCAAGCACACCCACGATCTTCGCGGCTTGCATCTCAATGTTATGTCTTTGTCCGTAACCAAACGTAATAGCGTGAACTTCGTCGTAATGCTGCATTGCCCAGTAAAGGCAAGTAGTCGAGTCTTGGCCACCCGACAGAACAACTAAACAGGCACTCATTGTTTCTGCCACCCTTTGTCGAATTGGTCAATAGTTATAATCCGCTTTGGTTCAGCGTCTGCATAATAAGGTGGTTGGATCATAACCCATCGACCACCGACACTTACCGTAGCTTCAAGGGCAGTTCGTCCTACCACTACGCCTTCGAGGTTGTCTTGCAGCCGTCTTATATGGTCGCCTACGTTCCAGATGTAAATGCCGTTTGACGTTTCTTCGGGCAGCACTCGATCGTAATGCCAGTCCCATTCTGTTCCTGTGCTCATGGTAACCCCACAATCTTGTGCATCTGTACACCAAGAATCATTGGTCCAATCCAGTTACCGGTTCCGTTCATTACCGCATTAACAGCAGCTTTGTAATTGTTCTCATTTAGCCGGGTACTGTACTCGTCCATAGGGTTGATGTACACCTCGCCAACCCACCCGACCGGTGGCCTAGCCACAGTTCTGCCCTCGGGCAGCGGGTGGTGCAAGGCACTGATTGGAAGTCCGTCTTCGGCTACGTTGCTTTCACAGATAACGTACTTGTACACGTGCGCTGCTTTAGCAGTCATAGGGTGTATCTTGGCCGTCTTTGGGCTCACAACAAGAGTAAATCTTTCGTCGTCAAACGGCAGTCCAGTAGACGGAGCAAAAACACCATTGCTCTCTACTTGAACGTTATAGCCCTGACTTATTAGATGCCAAACTGTTGCGGTAATGTTCTGGCGAAAAGGTTCGCCCCCGGTAATTACAATCAAACCAGCGCTGTGCCCGGTATCCCGAACTTGCCGGGCAATCATATCTGGCGTCAGCTTTAGCAAACTGTCCGTGTACTCTGTGTCGCATCCCGGGCACTGAAGATTGCAACCGTGCAGTCTAATAAAGACTGCCGGATGCCCGGCATATGGGCCCTCTCCTTGGATAGTTAAAAAGATAGAATGCACGTCCAACGTGCCTACATCTTCTTGGGCCGGAGGGAGAGGTGTCTGAGTATTAAGCATTAAGTCCTCTTTGGAGACATCGGGGGTGAGCCTCGAGAGAAAGGCTCACCCCCGATGGATGCTCGGCTTGGCTCGAGTAGCCGCGCCTTATGCAGCAGCCTTTTCAGGAGCTTTGCGCTTCGAAGCGAGGCCGTGAAACTGCCGCCACCGTCCATACTGCGTAGCAATCGTGGCCTTGTTCAGCCCCTCTGCTTCGGCCTTTGCCATAACAGCGCCGCGACCAATCGGCTCGCCAGAGGCTTCCGAGAGTTCATCGGCAATGGCCCACACACGACCCGTCAATGTACCGTCCTTCGGGCGAGTGATTCCGTTGGCTTGTGGCTGCTTAGGCTTTGCCTCAGCCGCTTCTTCCTTCTTCTTGGCCATTGTGGCCTCCTAACGAGAGTGCTTCCCAAAAAGGTCTATTGCAGAGCAGGGAAGCGGTTGCTCTACTTACTTTTCTTCCAGCGATAATACTGTGTCTTAGCTGTAGACGCATTAACACCGTCGGCAATAGCGCGCTTAACCATTTCGTCACGCATTGCCGTAGTAATCTTTCCTTCTACAGCGTTAAACATTTCGTCACAAAGAGCCCATACCACCTCAGTAGGCTTACGAACCTTACTGCGATTGGCTGACCGCGAAGAGCCTTCACCAAAGCTTTGCTCGTGATACTCTTCGGCTACACATGGGGAAACTTCTGTGCTGTGCGAGACGGAAGTACGTTCCCAACCGTTCCCTTCGTGACGTGGTACGTGAACAGTTACAGAACCAAGGCCAACACGTTCTACCCTACCCGCACGCTGCCCGTAAGGACGCCAAGGGTAAATAAAAGTGTCGCCTTCAACAAGTGACCCTAATGGTACGATCTTCATTATTGGCTCCCTAGTTTAAGGTACCCACTAATTTACAAAGGGCCACGTGAATATGTCAAGGGGTGCTGGATTAACCGTGAATATCCGGACTCATCCAATGATCGTACAACCACACACCGATCGCGGTTCCGATAACTATCTGGGCTGTTTTTTCTTCAACCAGAGAAACAGAGACCCAAGAGATTATTAACACCAGAACAAAAATAGCAGCGTTCCATCCGCGAAAGAACATTCTGTGTTTGCTTAGGTGCCTCTGAACCCATGTCATTGTCTCGGACAAAGTATCCCTATGGTCTTCTGCGCTTTGCCAAAGCACGCCTACGATTTCTACTAGCATGAAAGCTGTGAACCACAGTGCCCAGATTTCTTTCGCGACTGGGCCGGTGATAAAGATTGCTATTGTGCTGAGCACCCAAAGGGCCCAGTACAAGGAGAACCAAGGATGTGGATTTCTTTCAATTGTCATCAAACGTATAGGTTATGATTTCTGGATATTTCCCTTTCTCGATTACACCAATCGCCGAAGGGGTTCGTAAATAATCTATAGCCTTCATGCCTTCGTGTGCATTGGGTGGCACACCCCAAGGAGACCTTAGCTCCCACCATTGTTGAGCAACTTTAGTGGCGTAGCCTCCGTGGTCCAGACAAATGTATTCATTAAAATGACGCAAGCCACAGTAGTATGTCACGCGCATAGAGTCTGGCTTGCCTTGCTTCTTGTGCAGACTGTAAAGCACTTTTGTGATTTTATGCGACGTTGGCGAGGGGATGTCCCCGGCAATAAGTTCGGCTGAGCTTGCCGCTGCTCCAATCTTGACACTCTTAGGAAACTCAGCATTACAGTGTTCACAGTGCCTAGCAGAAGCATGGGAGTAGCAAAGGCAGTGTTCACATAGCCGTACAGGGGCAACACCTTTGGGCCCTCTCCCTTTACGGCTTCTTCTAGGCAAGACAGGATCATTAATGGGTCCGAGTCTTTCTGTGTTCCCGGCAAAGTCCAGCACTAAGCAATCTTTTTTGCCCTCAGCCGGACGTGTTCCACGGCCTAGCATCTGCACCCACAGTCCTGGGGACTGGGTTGGGCGCAGCATTACAATGCAGTCGATTTCGGGGAAGTCAAAACCCGTGGTCAGAATATTGTTATTGACCATTACCTGTACACGGCCTTCTTTAAAGGCCGCTATACGCTCGTCCCTGTCCGTCACCTTGTTATGCACAGCAGTAGAGCTAATGTTGAATATATCCTCAAGGTACCCGGCAATGTGTTCGGCATGATCGATACCGCTGGCAAACACGAGCCAGTGTTTGCGATCACTAGCTAGTTGTACTGCCTCTTTTAAAGCGGCAATCGTAACGCTTTCTTGGTCCACTTTGGCTTGCATTTGCTTGAGCACATACTCACCGCCTTGTACAGCGACGCCTGTTAAGTCTAGTTGTGAGTGCGTTCTCTTGGGCACTACCGGGGCAAGCCACCTTTCCTGAATTAACCAGTTAAAAGACTTACGGTCTGTTAGATCAAATGCTACGTCGGTAAAGATACCTCCAGGATCGGTAAGCATCCCGGAGCTTAATCTATACGGTGTAGCGCTGAACCCTACCACTTTTAGCTTCGGGTTTGTTTCCTTTAGAGAATCAATAAAGCGTCTATACATGGTGTTGCCGTTGTTGCTCACCAAATGACATTCATCGATTAACACTAAATCGATGTGCCCAAACAACTCGGCCTTACGATGAACAGATTGGATACCGGCAAACGTGATAGCGGCATCTGCTTCCTTACGTTTCAAACCGGCACTATAGATACCGACGGGTGCCGTCGGGAAAACATTGCGCAACGTGTCGTAATTCTGCCCAATAAGCTCTTTTACATGGGTTAGCATCATAATGCGGGTGCCCGGCCATTGACTAAAGCTACGCCGGATAAACTCTGCTATGATGATAGACTTGCCCGTGCCTGTGGGCAGCGCAATAATTGGGCTTCCAGATTTTTCCGTGAAGTATTTGTGCAGAAAATCTATAGATGCTTCTTGGTAGTCGCGTAGGCTTATTGGTGTGGCTACGGGCACGGGCTTATCCGGGGCCCGGTTAGCCTGTAACCACAATTTCGCCCCGGCACCGGTAGTGTGCCACCATAAACACGCCTTGCCCCTGTACGGCCTTTGGGGCTTTGAGTTAGCCAAGGCAAAACGCTTAGCTTGATCTTCATTTTTGTATGCCACCTTGTCACAATGAACACATATGTACTTGCCCCCACGAAACTCGAGAGTAGCCGGGTTCATGGTGTGTCGACGAGCACATTGTAATCAGCACAACCCTTCTTTTGCTGTTCTGGTGTCAGGTGGTAGTTGTACTTCTGGCAAATCCACGCGCCGTTTTCAATTGGATCAGCGTGTATGCAAGTGCGGCAGTGCTGTTCTTTGTCGGCACCGTGAAAGCAGATGTCTGTGTAATCACAGAAACGGCAAATAAACCAACCTGGACTCGCGTTCTTTATGCGTTCGGGTGTATCGGGCGAGTGTATGATAAAGTGTGCTCTGTCAATGTACCTCAAAGCTACTTCTTCGTCATACTCGACAATAGGCATATACAAATCGTCGTCATTTTTGTTAACGGCAATGTAAAGAGCAGCCGGTAGCTCCCTATAATGCATATAGATTTGCATCTGTACAAAATGTTCGTACTTAGATTCTTCTACACCTTGTTTGGCTGTTTTTTTGAAGCTCTTATCTGAGTGTGTTTTGTACTCACCTAAAATCCACTGCAAAGGATATTCGGGTGTGTCAAACAGCAAAGAGTCAAGACTTCCACCGAAATGGCCGTCGTGATCGACAATACGAAACTGTTCGCCGGTTTCAGGGTCTTCCTGGAGCACATGGACACCGGCTTTGCGAAGAAACTGTGAGATCCGATCTTCTTCTTCGTGTCCACGTTGGAACAGCCGGAGGATACGGCCACCGTGGTTTGATTTTTTGGCCCAGCGAAAAGAGTACCATAGTTGCCGAGCGCACGGCTTTCCAATAATGCTCGCACCAAGATGTTTACGGAACCCGTTGCCTTGTCTGCCTTCCAGGTCAGCGTTAATCGCGTCTTTGGTAGTCGTCATAACCGTAATCAACCTCATCAAGTTTCGCGATAATACAAAGTGCGGACACAAAAACACCCATTGCACAACCAACGATTAAACCAAGCGCAAAATAGAGCATTGTTACCTCCGGTGAGAGAAATCGCGCCGTAAAGGAATCGAACCTTTAAAGCCGCAGCAGGTGCTCGACTTGTTCTATTTGCCTGAACCGGCGCATTTTTACTACGTGTGGTCAAGGGTCCGCGTGGCTAACGCGGAAAGCCGCATTGGGATTACAAACTCTGCGTTACATAGATCGCAAACCCAAGCGTTTACAAACGGATCTCCGTTGTTTCTTTGGTGCACAGACTCAATAATTCTGTCGCAGTTAGGATTGCCGCACTGCCACGGGCCCTCTTCCTTTACTGAGCCCATGGTGGCGTACCTCCCCCTCCAGGAGCAGGGGCAGGGGCCGGGGCCGGGGCCGCTGCCGGTGGGGTAAACTGGGGAGCCGCTGGGTTGGCGGTTGCACCACCCTCCACGGTCTTGTAGCCTTTGATGTCGTTAGAGGCATCATAACCGTCTCTTGCCTCTCGTACCACAACACGCGCCTGCACCGGGATGCCGTGCAGTTGTGTCGAGTCATTAAGCTCGTGCACATTGGTAGCATGGCAGATCGCAGACAACGTCTTGTTGGCAATCTCAACCGCCACGGGGTTCGGGTTGTCGATATTAAGACGATCCCAAACCATCCGCCCGTTATGCTCTCCGTCCATCACCTTCATGGTAAGCTCGAGATAATGCCCCGTACCGGCCTTAGTAGCCTTCATCTCGCTTTCGGTAATCATTACGTTGTACCAACCTGTTGGCAGTGGCGCGGGACGGCCCATGTCAGGTTCGTGATTAGCGGCATTAAAGCCGCCGGGGATTGTCGCCATGTTAATTCACCTCAGAGGTTGCCACACCGAGAATCTTGTCGATGATTTGGCCGAGGTGTGGCGGCTCGGCGGCATCGAGTATTCCAGACCGGTCTTTTGCTTCGTACTGCAAGTCGGCAGCAGTCTTTAGGTACCGGTATTCAACACCTTCTTGTGAACGCGCGATCTCCATCGCGAATAGCTCATCGAAGAAGTAGGGCATATCACCAGTAAGCTTCTGGCCGGGCATAGACGGTCCGTACCGGCTTACACCCGTAACAGCATCTTGGTTATGGCTCTGTTTCGCACTGAAGTAAACGTGCTTGCCGGGCAAATCCCGGAACTGGCGTATTAGAGCTCGCATCCGGTCTTGCATCTCACCGTAAGCGCGTCGGCCGTCTTTGGTTTTGGCCTTCTCGCCGTTAAGGCACACTTCTGCAATCTCAGAGATGCTGTCTAAAGCAACAGTTTCAAACTTTTCAGCGTGTTCAGATTTTGTCAGGAACGCATACGCCTCGTCCATCTCGTCGATGTTAGTGATAGTAATCTGCGGGATATCGTAGTCCCGTAGGCTAAGCACACCAGACTCAGCAGAGAGCAAAATGGGTTGGGGCAATGTGCTCACCAGCGTAGTCTTACCCATCCCTGCCCTTCCGTGGACGCAAATTTTTACGCCGTGGGACCTAGCCGCTTCGCTCGTCGTTGTAAAGTTAAGAGCCATTAGCCTACCTCAACAACAGCTGAGTCGGGCTTAGGCTCGAGAACGGACAAAGTGGGCAGTCCCGGCTTAATTTTTAAAGTCATATCTACCTGTAGCTGCTCGGTTGCCGAGAGCTCGCGGTAAGCTTTGACATTCAAAACGTGCTTAACCTTGTACACCTGCTTCCTTAGCTTGGCAGGAAGCGCGTCCACGTTTGCTTCAATGGTTGTACGGTTAATCTTGTACACACCTTTCAGCTGTTGCCCGTTATCAAGCTCGTAGATGTTTGTCCCCTCAACAGGGTCGGGGAAACTACCGCGGAACAAACCTTCTCGCAAGGCACGTTCTTCTCCCTGGAGCTTACTGATGGTTTCTTTTAGTTCAGACCATCTCTCCAACGTCGCGTAGTAATCGCTCATACTTCCTCCTCGGGTGGAAACAAATCTGGTACGTTTTCTAAATCTTCGTCAAAGTCGAAGCCTTCCATACGCATTGCATTTTTGCCTTGTTCATCAAACACAGACGCAACCCTACGCAGTTCTTGGTCAATGGAGACGACAAGCTCCCCAATATGGCAATCGATAGTTAAGAACTTGCGTAGCCTGTAAAGAGCAATACAGTACAGCACCGGGTCGTGCGTAGAAAGCTCTACTCTCTCAGTGTGCAAACGTAATTGTGATTGCAAGCTACGGGCTTTGTCGATGTTGTGCATAGGTGGACTGGACGCTCTTTTTTAATGAATAGTTGGCCGGACTACACTAACGCAGAATCGTTTCAGTAAATGCACGCACACTTTACTCCAGTCACATTAGTTAGTGGGCTAATAAGGTACAATGGTGTTCACAGGTTAGGCAACCCCCTATGGGGCACCCTTGTATAGACCGGGATGGGGCTACTATACTACCCTAACGGGTTGGCATACAGTCAACCCTTTTTCTTTACAGGAGATGTTAAAGTGTCTGAGACACTAATGGAACGTACAAGTCGGTTGCTTCACAGTTCTGAACAAACGCTACCAGAGACCTACGCCGCGCTTCATGCCAATGGTTCCAACATTACCTATTATTGGCTGCGTAAGTTCAGTGCCGGTAACTTCGAGAACCCAAGTGTGAACAAGGTAGAGGAGCTTTACACGCACCTCTCCGGTGATGTCTTGTTTGAAGGGTGAGCTTACCGAAAGCCCTAATAGACTGTCCACAATGGTTGGTTAGCGGTCCCGATAAAGCGCCTCGTTCTGTGCATACGGGCGTTTATGCCGATGTACGCGACCCTAATGCGTACACGGGCTATCAAGAGGCTTTTGAGTATGCCAGTGTGCGCGGTTGGAACGTCGGGTTTGCCTTACGCGCTGAAGACGGCTTTGCTGTTATCGACCTGGACGAGCCGGATACCCCGGAACAGGCCGAAAGGCATAGCAAACTGATCGACGCTTTTCACAGCTATACGGAACTTTCCCGGAGTGAGCAAGGTGCCCATATATGGTTACGGGGAAATGTGGCTCGAGGTGTGCGCCGTAGTAAGGTAGAATTGTATAGCGAGGCCCGTTATATGATCTGCACCGGCAACACCATACGCGATCTGCCTATTGCTGAGGGCGGGGAGTTGCTCGCCGCTTTATTTACTGAGATGGGTGGGCAGGACGAGCAAAGCGAAAGCGAGCTGGTAGAGGTTGGGGAAGTTAAAAGCGACATGGTTGTAATTGACATGGCCAGCCGCGCCGTAAATGGCGATAAGTTTGATATGCTCTGCCGAGGTGAGTGGGAGCTGTACTACACGAGCCAATCAGAGGCCGACTACGCACTAATGAATATGCTGGCGTTTTATAGCGCTAGTAATGAGCAATGTCGTCGGCTGTTTAGGTATTCGGGGTTAGGCAAAAGAGCGAAGGCCCAGCGGGATAAGTACCTGAACTATATGCTTACTAAGATCAGGTCAGAAGAGCCAGAACCAGTTGATTTAAGTGTACTGGTCGAAAGAGTGGCTGACAGCAAAAGGGAAGGTGTGGCTGAAGATGCAGATGTATGGGACCGGCGGTTGCCTCCTGGTTTGGTGGGTAGGTTGTCACAATACATTACGGAATCTGCGCCAAGGCCGGTAAAGGAAGTCGGCATTGTGGCTGCGCTCAGTATGTCTGCCGGGATTATGGGACGGCAGTTTAATGTGAGCGGTACCGGCCTGAACCTGTACTGCATCCTGTTGGCTAAGACGGGCACGGGTAAAGAGGGCGGTGCAAGCGGCATCGAAAGACTGCTGCACGAAGTGAGGCAGAAGGTACCCAGTGTTGAGGTGTTCTTAGGGCCCGGTACATTTGCTTCTGGGCAAGCCATTATTCGGGCACTGGACGAAAAACCAAGCTTCTTTAGTGTGCTAGGCGAGTTCGGGCTAACCTTGCAAATGATGAGCGACCCAAGAGCGGGTAGCCATCTCGTTGTAATGCGGCGGGTGCTTTTGGACCTGTATGGCAAGAGTGGGAAGACATCTGTTTTGTACTCTACTGCCTACAGCGACAAGGAAAAGAACACTAAAATGTTGACGGCCCCGGCCATGACAATGTTTGGTGAGTCTACGCCCGACAGTTTTTATGCAGGGCTGTCCGAATCCCAGATTGCAGACGGGTTAATCCCTCGTTTTCTCATTATGGAGTACCACGGTAGCCGTACAGCCAGGAACGACATGGCTTTTGCCAGTCCGGACGAGGCATTAGTAGACGAGCTATGCGAGCGGGTGGTTACGGCTTTGCAAATGATGAGCAACAACGTGTTTATGGATGTGCAAATCGGGCCGGATGCAACTGCTTTGTACGATAAGTTTGACCAAGAATGCGATAATCATATTAATGCGGGTGGGGATGAGGCGACGAGGCAGATGTGGAATAGGGCACATCTCAAGGCACTGAAAATAGGTGGGGTGCTTGCCGCGATGGACCGGCCACACAAACCTGTGATTAATGCCGAGGAAGCCCAATGGGCAATCGATGTGGTAATGACTGATCTCATTGGGCTTAATGCCCGGTTCGAACGAGGGGACGTTGGGGAGGGAGACAGCAAGCAGTATTCAGACTTGGTGCGTGTCCTTGCTCAGTACAGGAAATGGGATTACGAGACACTATCTAAATACAGGGTGCCACGACAACTGCATCGAGTAGGTGTTGTGCCGTTCACTTACTTGCAGCGGCGAGTAGCGGGTCTGTCTGCCTTTAAAAAGAGCAGAGTGGGCAGTAGGAGTGCTCTGGCAAGTGTAGTCAAGGAGGCCGTCGATACCGGCCTTTTAGTTCAGGTTTCTGCCAAACAGTTACAAATCGAAATGGATGTGGGTGAACGTAAATGGAGTGGTAGATTTTACAAAATTCGCGATAAGATGTTAAAGTAAACTTATACTACAAGGCATCAGGAAAGGGGTTAAGTTGTTATGGGGCAACGAGGTATAAGGGTTTATAGTAAAAACCCCCCCTATATATGTTACCCCCCCACCCCCCCCTTATACCCCTTATACCCTTATACTACTCTTATATATATTAAGTAAATACGGGGGTTGTTGGGGTGCTTGAGTAGTGAAAGGGAGCGTTATACTTCGTTATACTTTAAGGTAGTCTACCATTGTTTGGTCTACCATTACTGGAGTTTGACATGGCAGGGAGATCGAGTAGGAACAAAGGTGCCCGAGGTGAGCGCGAAGTAATTCAATTGCTGCAACCCGTGGTTGATGCAGTGTGTAATGATTTAGAGCAACCAACACTTGTCCTGCGTAGGAACGCAGACCAGAGATTTGCATCAGACCAGTATGATATAATCGGGTTGCCTTGGTTGGCTATTGAGGTGAAGAGGGTAGAGAACTTGAGCGGCATTAATAGTTGGTGGAGTCAAGTAATGGATGCTACTGGGCTCTACCAGATACCAGTTCTGTTTTACAGGCAAAATCACAAGCGGTGGAATATTAGAACTAAGTTGCCAGTCTCCGTATTACCGGGCTCTAGCTTGCGTTCCCACCAGTCCGGGGCCTACCCGCAAGAACTTGTGGTAGATATGAAAATCACAGAGTGGTTGACTTGGTTCGAGAAGAAACTTCGACATGAGTTAGGATGATGAAAATCACACTTGAGTAAAGATTAGCAAAAATCACACTGAAAATCTCAAATGAAAATCACATTGGGGGCCCTCTGTTGGTTGGCTCATGGTCCGGGTTTGGGGTGGGGGCTGGGCGCGGATCAGGCGCAGGCGCGGCCTCTTCCGCCTGTTTTTCTTCAGCCGCACCGGATCGTGTAACAATCTACTGCGCCCGGATCGTGAGCCCCTTTACATCCTCCTTGCGCATAGGGTAAATTACTCTATGAACACGGGCACTGGGCTCGTGACAACAAGGAGGATGTATGTACGTGAACCGTACCGAGATCCACGTTATTGAAGCCTACGGGCGCTCGTACAACGAGCTCCACGAGGCGCGAACAGCGTGGCACAACAACCTCGACTTTAGGGTCGTGGCTGTGTTCCCCCCGTTGCGATCGGGTAGGCACATCAACCGTAGCGACGCAATTAATTTCTCGCCCAATGCTACGATCACTTGGGTGGATCGTTACGGACACGAACTGGGAGTGTTAGCATGAGCGAAGCGACACTCGCGGAATGGCGCCAAGAAGGGTTCGGGGTATGGCAGTTCACGTTTGTCGTCGACGGCTATGATGACAAATATGTGCATCTTGTGCCCGGACGCCTTACGGAAGTCATTGCCGAGGGTCTGGCCAAGCATCACTGTGCCACCGAGCTCCGCACCAAGCGTAGGTTCGTATATACCATCTATGCCGAGAAGCTAACATGAGCCGCTTAGAGACATTGACTGGAGATTTTACATCATGACGACGGCAGAATTCGACAGCGACAAGCTGACAGATGAGCAGCGCAAGGCCATGCGTAACCTGCAAGAGCGCAGCGGCATCCCTTGGGACGAGTTCCTGAAGAACAGCTACCCGCCTGCTGGCACCATCGCCCCGTATGTGAGCGTCACCAACTTCCACGGCATGTTCGTCGGCATCGAGCCTGACGGACACACTCACAGCTAGGGGGAGGGAAAGACATGAGCCGCTTAGAGACATTAAAGCAGCGCGCCGAAGTGGCGGGGGTGAAGCTAAGTAGCTGGAGCCCCGGCGACGGCGTGACCAGATACCGGATCCATTTAACCAAGGACGAGTACTTTAGTGCGGGGGGAACAGGATGTATGACGTACCTCGGGATTGCCGAAGCGGAAGTAGCGGTATCCACGCTACTGTGGGCACAGTGGACACTCCCGAACCTTTGTAACAATGTGCCGATCGGGGGTTGACGATCCTATACCCCCACCATTAAATTTGTTCAGTGAGTCGGGGGGTTCGCCCTCGACTACTTCATCACCGGCTAGGAGCCAAAATGACAGACGCACAGAAGCAGATCCGACAGTCCTTGAAGACCATCGAGCGGGCCCAGTACCTGAAGGCCAGCCCGAAGGCGGACCTGATCACACGGGCGACGGCCCTTGGGGCGGACCTGGAAGGCGCCAAGACCAAGGACGACATCTACGACGCCATGATCGCTGTGGCCAACCTTCCCGACCCGTCCCTCCGGGGCCGGAGCTTGATAGAGGCTCCTGTGGCCTACGTCTGGCACTGGCTCAACGAAAGGCGCGAGGCCGTGAGCTCCAAAGAGCTCCGTCGTAAGGACGCAGTTGCTGACCTCCAAAAGGAAGGGATCGCGTACCACACCGCACGGACCCAGTTCCAGGTGTGGTTCAGCACCACGAACCGCGGGGCACGCGCCATCACTGAGCTCACTGGGGACGATCTCCCTAAGTCGATGCGCG